TGTTTTTTTATGCGGGTTTTTATCGCTATCGCTCCAGCGAGTTTTTACCGCACACCTACCTCCTTTAAACGGTGGCGGTGGGAGTGAGAGCCTGCCGCCATTGTTTAAGGAATTGTATACAAATTAAATAAAATTTTAATTTTTGGCAATTTTGGCCACAATATAAAAAGGCTTTATTACGGCTCAAAACGGGTTTTGAAGCGTTTTAGGCATTCCGTGATTAATTATATTAATGTATTGATAAAACGTTTATACGGACGATTTTGAGCTGCTGAAAAATAAACATGCATAAATACTTGGTTTACGATGTGTATTTTGTGCTGTATTTTGGAGTTTAGATATAGTTAGTAACAAATGTTTTTGTGCGAAAGACAAAAATAATTATTGATTTTATCAATACACTATGATATAATAATTGGGGCTTTTCATGATTGTTGTATATGTTGCCAACGGAAAGATTTTTACAAGAGAATATTGCAAAAACGTAACTGTGAGAAATGGCAGGATATACGTTTCAGATGCAGAGGGCGAAGAAGATTGGGTAACGCTTGAGCCGAGCGGAACTCATGTACAGTTAAACGGAAGCGGCGAAGTTGCAAAAGGGCCGAGCGAGTTAAAAGGTGCGTCTGTAAAAAAGCAAAAAGAAGTTCCTGCTACTCCCCATAAAATGACCGCAAAAACAAAGCATCTTGTTTCGTATAAACAGGGCGATAAACTTCCTGACCATTTTATTAAGGAAACGGGCAGACCGATTCCGCCAAACTGGCGTAATGTAATGGTATCCCATGACCCTAAAGCAGATTTACAGGCTATTGGAAAAGATGCAAAAAACAGAACGCAGTACATTTATCGCAAGGAATATGTTGATGCGAAGCAGGCTGAAAAGTTTGAGCGTGTTCAGAACGTCATTAAAAATAAAGACGGCATTATAAAGGGCATCCGTGATTTGAGGAAAAAAGACCCCGATACATCGGATTGTCTTTTGCTGATTTCTAAAACTGGTATAAGACCGGGAAGCACCAAAGACACCAAGGCTGAAAAAGAAGCACTCGGTGCAACTACATTACGTGGTAACAATGTAGTCAAAGAGGGTGATAAAGTATTTCTTCGGTTCACTGGTAAAAAAGGCGTATACCAAGACCACGAAATGAAAGACCCCGAAATTAAAAAAATGTTGCTTGACAGAAAGAAACAGGCGGGAGATGGTGGGCGGCTTTTCAAAACGAGTGCTGAAAAGCTGAATAAAAACCTACCGCCAAATATTCATGCAAAAGACTTCAGAACTGCGGTAGCACAGGAGTCTGCGACAAATGCGTTAAGCAAATACCCGAAAGCAAAGAATGCGAGAGAGTTTGAAAAGATGCGTAACAGCGTGGGCGAAGATGTTTCCAAAAAATTAGGAAACACACGGAGCGTAGCATTGAAAAGCTATATTAACCCTGTAGTATTTAAGAATCACAGCCCCGAAGCATACGCAGAATGGGAGCGTAAACAAAATGCAAAAGCCTAAAACGATGGAAGAATGGTTAGCGTTAACACCCGAACAGAGGGCAGAACTTGCTGACGAAATCGACAAGGAAATACAGGAGCATCCGCAAACGGAAGAAGAAGAAGATTTCGAAAACCACGAAGCCGGATACTTTGAAAATGATGAAGATGATTAACTAAAAACACCTTTAAAACTGCGTAGAATGCGTTCTGACGCAGTTTTTTATTGTGTTAATATAAATTGTTAGGCGGCAACATGAAACGAGTTTATATCACGAAAGACAAGCGAATAGTGATTCTTGATTGTCCGATGCTTTTGTTCGTGGAAAATGGGAAAATCTATACGAGGGATGGCATTCCGTCAGAAGAAGCTGTCGAAGCATGGATAACCATTAATGGGGCAAAAGTTCCGTTGAAAAATGGCGAGATTGCTGGCGGTGCTAATGGAAAGTTAAACGGGCAGAAAGTAAAGAAAAATGTTGCCAAAACCTACAATTTTAGATATAATTATACTGTTAGTAAGACAAAACGAATGCGAGAAAAAGGTCATGAAATCCCCGGCGGGTCGAGGGTAACTGGGGTCAAGACAATCGCAAAAGGAAGCAAGGTTAAACAGGCTTCCAATCTGACAAAACGCTATAAGGTAAGCGACCCAACGAAATGGCAAAAAGTCAGATGTAATGTCAATGTCCGTTTCCCCGATGGAACATTGACCAATCGGGAAGTGCATTATTACTATCATCCCGAGGTTGGGGAAGTTGACTACAAATTCCCAACGAATAAAAAACAAATAGGGGGAAAGAAAAAATGAAAGTAAGATGTATCGTTGACGATGAATTATCGTTAACAAAAGGAAAAATCTACGAAGTGGTAGATGAGGAGCATGGATTGTGGGCGGTAGAAGACGATGAGGAAGATGGTGCGTACCTGTATAGCCCGCAGTGTTTTGAGGTAGTAGAGAAGTAAAAAGTAAATAGAAAAACCGCTATGTGAAAGCATGGCGGTTTTTTTATTGCGTAAAAGGAGCGAAAAATGGACAAATTAAAAATCGAGTATTTGCCGCTTGACAGTATCAAGCCGTATGAAAACAATGCAAAAGAGCATCCGCAGGAGCAAATCGAACAGATTAAAGAAAGCATCAAGGAATTTGGCAATATTGACCCTATCGGTATATGGGGAGAAGAAAACGAGATAGTCGAAGGACATGGGCGTTATGAAGCGGCAAAACAGCTAAAATTAAAAACAGTTCCCGTTATTCGGCTTGATAATCTCACCGATGAGCAACGGAGAGCCTATGCACTCGTTCACAATCAGTTAACTATGAATACTGGCTGGGACGAGGTTTTGTTCGGTAAGGAAGTTGCGGAAATCGGCATGGACTTGTCACGTTTTGGTATTGATGGCGTGGCAGAAGAAATGCAGGAAGAAGCGGAAAAGTACACTAAAAAGGTAAATGTTCCGCAGTATGAACCGACGGGCGAAGATGTTGCCTTGTGGGAATGTTACGATACACAGAAAACAGAACAGCTAATTGAAGATATAAACAATTCATCTTTATCTGATAAGCAAAAAGAGTTTTTGAGAATTGCGGCATACAGGCACACTGTATTTAATTATCGCAAGATAGCTGAATATTACGCCAATGCCGATAAGGAAATGCAGGAACTCATGGAAAACTCCGCCCTCGTGATTATAGACTTTGAGGACGCTATCGCCAACGGTTTCGTTAAACTGGATAAAACGATAAAAGAAATTGTCGGAGTAGAAGAATGAGAGACGACCTCGCTGTATTTATTTTAACGCATGGGCGGGCAAACAGCCAAAAAACCTTACAGACGCTAAAAAAGTGCGGGTATACTGGCAAAACGTATTTAATTATTGATGATGAAGACGAACAGCAGGATGAGTACTGTTCGTTGTATAAGGACGCCGTTATAAAGTTTTCCAAAAAAGAAATTGAATACACGTTTGATACGATGACGAGCATAAAGGAGTATAGGTCGGTTGTTTATGCGAGGAATGCGGCTTATTCCATAGCCAAGGTGATGGGTATTAAATGGGTATTCGTTTGCGATGATGATATATCAGGCTTTAGCTATCGTGTTATAAAAAGTGGGAAGCTGGGAAGTTTCGATATTAAAAATTTTGACGATTTGCTTTTGCTAATGTGCGAAATTGCCGACAAAGGGAATATCTGCATTTTTAGTTTTTCGCAGGCTGGGTTGTACATAGGTGGGGCAAACGAAACATATTTAAAAGGAAGCCACAGGAATATATCCCAAGCAATGCTGTTAAACACTGATAACCCTATAAAGTTTCGGGGGTTATTTAGTGAGGATTTACACGCTTCGCTTGATGCTGGGATTCAGGGTAAAACAGCTATCGCTACTACGATGGTACAAATTCATAGTCCGACAAGGGGAACGAATAAGGGCGGTTTGTTTGATTTGTACAAGGATGGCGGTACATATGTGAGAACTTTTTTCACTATATTGGCGTATCCCAATGTGGCTAAAATAACGATAAAAAATGGTGAATTTAAACCGACATTCAACCATAGTGCTTTTGTTCCATTAATATTAAGCGAAAGGTGGAAGAAATGAAGCACGATAAATTTGCTGTGATGATTCTAACGCACGGACGGGCTGATAGGGTTCATACGATAAAATCGTTAAGAAATTCAAATTACGATGGAAAAATTTATTTGGTCTGCGATGACGAGGATGAGCAGTTAGGCGAATATCAGAAAAAGTTTGGAAAAGAAAATGTCATAATCTTCAATAAAGCTGAAGCCGTTGCTGAAACCGATGATGCGGATATATTTGACGATAAACGTGCGGTTGTATATGCAAGAAACCAAACCTTTAAAATTGCGAAGGCGTTGGGGCTTGAATATTTCTGCGTTTTGGACGATGACTATACCAAGTACGGCGTTAGGTTTGAAGATGACGGAAAGCTAAAGGAAAAAGATATAAACGACATTTCCCCTATATTTGATGCCTTTATTAATTTTCTCGAAGAATCGGGAAGCATTACAGTTAGTTTTGCGCAGGGTGGAGATTTAATCGGCGGGCTTAATGGGAATACATGGAAAAAGAAACTGCTACGCAAAGCGATGAATATGTTTTTCTGTAAAACCACCCGCCCGTTTGAGTTTTACGGGAAAATAAATGAAGATGTTAACATGTATGTTTTAAATGGTATGCGTGGTAACTTGTGCTTTACATATGTTCCTACCGTTCTGAATCAGTTACAGACGCAGAGTAATGCCGGAGGATTGACAGACATATACCTGAATTTAGGGACGTATGTAAAAAGCTTTTATTCTGTGATGTATGCTCCGTCTTGCGTTAAAGTCGCATCGATGGGGGATAAATACTTACGGATTCATCATGCTATATCGTGGGAGAACTGTACACCGAAAATATTAAACGAGAAGTGGAGAAAATGACAGCGTAAAACTGGCTGTACGGCGTTTTAAATCTATAGTGTGTGAAAACTATTGAGCGATAGATTAAAATGCGATATACGGGAAAATAACGATAAATAGCGATGGTTGTAATGTGAAATAAAAATGGAAAAAGAAAAAAAATATAACGTGGAGAATTTAATACCGTTTTCGGAGCGAACAGAGAGTGAGCAAAGAAAGATACAAAAAATGGGCGGTGTTGCCAGTGGTGAAGCAAGACGGGCAAAGAAAACTGTTCGTGAGTGCTTAAAACTGTATTCTGAACTGAACGTTGAAGCACCTGAAATAAAGCTTGCGTTAAAGAAAAGCGGAATAACTAACCCCGAGGAAATGACCTATTCAATGGCGATGGCGTTACAGTTTATGACATCTGCTATGAGAGGTAACAGCCAAATGGCAAGGCTCGTGATGGAGATGCTCGGAGAGGTAGACAAGAACAGCATAACTGTAAATTCAACGCCAATTATCATAGGTGGCGAAGATGAACTCAAATAACTATGGCATATGGTTGCCTGATGTAGTGGGCGAGCATTATGCTGAATTTTGGCGGTTTAAAGGGCGTTATCGTGTTGTAAAAGGTAGCCGTTCTTCCAAGAAGTCAGTAACTATGGCGTTATGGACGATATACAACATAATGAAGCACCAACAGGCAAATATGCTTGTTATCCGCAAAACGTACCGAACATTACGGGATAGCTGTTACGCACAGTTGAAATGGGCAATACATCGATTTGGTGTAGATGCCTATTTTTTGTGCAAGGAATCCCCGCTGGAGATAACCTACATACCTACTGGGCAAAAGATATTTTTCCGTGGTTTGGATGACCCGTTAAAGGTTACATCCATTACTGTAGAAACAGGCGTGCTGTGCTGGCTGTGGATAGAGGAAGCGTACGAAATTACGAAAGAAACTGATTTTGATACGCTTGATGAATCTATCCGTGGCAAACTCCCAAAAGGGTTATTTAAAAGCGTAACGCTCACGTTCAACCCGTGGAACGACAGGCACTGGATGAAAGCAAGGTTTTTCGATAAAAAAGACCCTGAAGTGCTTGCCATGACAACGAACTACCTAATGAACGAGTTTTTAGACGAATCAGACCGCAAGATATTTGAGCGGATGAAAGTTGAAAACCCACGAAGGTACAAAGTCGCTGGGCTGGGTGAATGGGGCGTTGTGGATGGGCTCGTGTATGAAAACTGGGAAGAACAGGCTTTCGATTGGCAAAAGGTTTCCGAAATGCCCGATGTTGAATCTGCTTTTGGGCTTGACTTCGGCTACACCAACGACCCTACGGCTTTATTCTGTGGTTTAATCAGTAACAATCAGAAAACGCTATGGGTATTTGATGAACTGTATCAGAAAGCGTTAACAAATGAAATGATAGCTAATAAAATCAAGGACATGGGATACGCAAAAGAACTGATTGTCGCTGACAGTGCGGAGCCGAAAAGTATTGAGGAATTACGGCGGCTGGGAATACGCAGGACGAAATCCGCAGAAAAAGGCAGAGATAGCATTGTTAATGGCATTCAGAAGATACAGGACTATCATATAATCATCCATCCACGTTGTGTAAATTTTCTTACTGAAATTTCCTGTTATGCGTGGGATAAGGATAAATTCGGTAACGCAGTAAATAAGCCGATAGATGGGTATAACCATTTGATGGATGCTATGCGATATGCACTGGAGAATAGAATCCACAGACAAGGTCGGCTGAAAATTAACTCCGCAAATTTACGCAGGAGTTTGATTTAAAACGGGATAAAAAATGTATTTTTGCGTATAGAAAAAAGCGAAAATAAAATAATTTCCCCGTGTGATATAAAAGCCGAATGATATTTTATTTAAAAAAGCGGTGAAGTAATGGGCAAGAAGAAAAAGAGAATTGCAGTAAATCAAAACTTAATACACGACAACAGCCTTTATCTTGATGTTGATAGATACAGGTTGCCGCAAACGTTAGGGAACGCCCCAAAGATGGCAAGGCAGGCAAACGATAAGGCGTTTGAAGCTATCCGTCCGCAGTTAGATACGCTAATTGAAGATGGTTCACTATGCCATAGTTTAAAATCGTTGGGAGTGCTTACGGGAACTGATACTACGTTTATCGGGTATTCTGTATTAGCTAACCTTTCACAGAACGGGCTGATTCGTGCAGGTGTGGAGATGCGAGCCGATGAGATGGTTCGAAAATGGGGCGAACTCACACGCAAGGGCGAAGATACCGAAGATGATGATGAAAAAATCACGGAGTTAACCGCAGAACTGGAGAAATACAAAATTCGTGATTTGTTCCGTTCCGCTTCCTGCTTGTGTGGCTATATGGGCGGCTGTTTGCTGTTTATTGATGATGGAAGCGATAAGAGGGATTGGGTAAATCCGTTGATACTTGACCCTGTCACGTTTGAGCAGGACAGCCTAAAAGGCTTTAAACTGATAGAACCGTACCTTGTTACTCCCGGCTTGTATAACAGCGTTAACCCGATGGCTGACGATTATTTCAAGCCGTCCATGTGGTATATACAGGGTATTCCTGTACACGCAAGCCGAGTTATCTATTTTGCGGAAAACAAGCTAACCACATTGCTGAAACCTGCCTATAACTTTTTTGGTTTGAGCCTTGCGCAGAAAGTTTTAGATGCTGTTGCACACTATACGGAGAACCGGGAAGCCGCAGGAAGATTATTGCAGAAATATGCGTTAACTGTGTTGAAAACAAACATGGAAGGCGTATTAAGCGGTGGTTTCGATACCGAGTTAGATAACCGTATTAAATATTTTGTGCAGAACAGGTCAAACGATGGCTGTGCGGCGATTGATAAAGAAGCGGAAGATTTGGTTGTCATGTCGACATCGCTTGCAGGCGTTACTGATATGGTACGGCAAAGCATGGAATACGTTGCGGCAATGTTCAATGAGCCTGTTGTAAAAATGTGGGGGCTTTCTCCGAATGGATTTTCAACGGGTGATATGGAACTTCAAAACCATTACGATAACATCAAGGCGATGCAGGAAAAGATTTTTGCCGACCAGTTGCGTAGGGTGCTGAAAGTTTTGCAGATAAACAAGTATGGCGAATACGATGACAGCATTATTTTCAACTTCCTGCCGTTATCTGAAAATGATGAACGGGCAATCGCTGAAACAAACAAGATGCAGGCTGATACCGATGCAGTACTGATTACCGCAGGAGTTATCAGCGAGGACGAAGCAAGGGAACGCCTTATTGCTGATGCAAACAGCGGTTACAATACGTTGACAGAACGTGAAGATGATTTTCCGCCTTTGGATATTCCCGAAGAAAAAGAAGTGGTGATTGAATGAAACCGCAACGGGTAACTTTTGGGCGAATGTACCCGAATGCAGGATATACTGCAAGGTACAGGAGAGAAATAAAAAAGTTAATACGGGCGATGAATGAGGAAACACGTTCAGAGATTCTGTCGTTGTATAGTGATAAGGCGAACGATGGCATGTTGCGTGATTTACAATCTGTGATGAAAAAACTGCGTGAAAAATGGAAAAAGGAATTTGAACGCAGAGCAAAGCAGATGGCTGAATGGCTTGCTGATAAAACACAGAAACGCACAAGGAAAGATGTACAGAAACAATTAAAAAGTATGGGGTTTGCGTTAACACCAAATTACACGGATGCACAGAAAGCAGAGATTGCAAAGTTTGTGGAAGAAAGCGTAAACCTCATAAAAACAATACCGATGCACTATCTGAATGATGTACAGGACATTGTGCGAGATGCTGTGGAGCGTGGCGGTGACAGGGCTACAATACATGAAGCAATAAAGGATAAATTCGACCATCCGCTTGTTCAGACGGAAAAGCAGGCAGAGCGCAGGGCAGACCTGATTGCAAAAGACCAAGTACAGAAAGTTACACAGCAAATGGCGGTGAGTAATGCGCAAGCATATGGTGCTACAAAAGGGGAGTGGGTTCATATCCCCGGCGAGAAAACAAGCCGCATCACTCATATGGAGATGGACGGACAGATTTTTGATTTGGACAAAGGGCTGTACGATAGAGATGTTGGCGAATATGTGATGCCGGGACAGCTTATATACTGCATGTGTACGTTCCAAGCAATTTTCCCCGGCACAGAATAAAACCATGCAAGCGAAAATGTATCTAAAACAGCGTAAAACTGTCTATGATGCGTTTTTAATGCTTACGTGATAGTTTGCACTAACCGATGATTAAAAACGCAATACAAACGATTTTAGCGAATACCATCGCAGGATAAAATCTTGCGGTGGTTTTTGTGTGCGTAAATGGGAGCGAAAAAATGGAGTTTAAATCGTTTTTTAAAGTGGTAGGCGGTAATGAGGGTAATAAATGCCATTATCCTGCAAGATTGGATTTGTACGGCTGTGGATGTGAACACGATTGCAAATACTGTTATGCGAAATCGTTGTTAAACTTCCGTAAGCTGT